ATCAGATCCAAGTTGGTTTGGTGTTCCTATTATTTGTGAGAGCCAAGAATTAAAAGAAATGCTAGTGGCTCATTTTGAAGCTAATCGTATTCAAACTCGTAGCTACTTTGCTGGTAATATTTTATTACATCCCGGGTTTGCTCATTTAGGTGATTATCGTGAATTTACCAATTCAAACCTGGCGTTGAGTCATGTATTTTTTATTGGTTGTACTCCACTGTATAATCAAAGTGTATTAGACTATATTAAGCAAGTGATCGAGCAATGGTAAATCTTTTTGGCGCAGGTTTCGTTGGTGGCGAATACCAACGTCAATATGAATGTGTGGTTAATTCACGTGATGATTACCAAGCGCAGACTAATGATATCTTATACTTTATTAGCACTATTCATAACTATCATGTGTTCACAGATACACACATAGATATAGATACTAATCTTACCTGTTTAATTCGGACGTTAGACCTGGCTCGCGACAAGTTTGATTCTGATTTTACTTTCAATTTCGTTAGCTCTTGGTTTGTTTATGGTAACACCGACATGCCAGCTAATGAATCTAGTATATGCTATCCACGTGGATTCTATTCCATCACCAAACGCACTGCTGAACAATTATTGATTAGTTATTGTGAAACATTTGGTATACGCTATCGCATCTTAAGATTAGCCAATGTACTAGGGCGCAATGACAGTAAAGTAAGTGCTCAAAAGAATGCTTTACAATACCTTATAAATTGTATGCGTGATAATGAACCAATCGAGTTATATGATGATGGTGACTTTTATCGTGATTATATCGATGTTGAAGATGCTGTGAGAGCGATCAATCTGGTAATTACCAAGGGCGAAATCAACAGCATATATAACATTAGTAACGGACATAGTCTAAAGTTCAGGGACATTATTGATTACGTGCATCAACGTCTTAATAGCCGTAGTGAGATTCAAAGTATTCCGCAGCGTGAATTTCATAAACTGGTTCAGGTTAAAACCATGTATCTAGATAACAGTCGATTACAAGCATTAGGCTACCGGCCTCGTTACACTATTAATCAAACATTGGATCGATTATTATGAGATTTCATATCTTAGGATTACCGCACACAGTAACCAGTCGCGAGTACAACGCCTGTGCCTATACACAAAAAGTATGGAAGTTTGGTCGAATGATGCGGGCACGTGGACATGAAATCATACATTATGGACACGAAGATTCTGACCTAGACTGCGACGAACATGTTACAGTCACTACCAATGCTGACTTAGAAAAGGCCTATGGTGACTATGATTGGCGTCGTAATTTTTATAAGTTTGACGTGAATGATCATGCTTATCAGACTTTTTATGCCAATGCCATTCGCGAAGTTGGTCTACGCAAACAACCACTAGACTTTATTTTACCATTTTGGGGATCAGGTGTGAGACCAGTGTGTGATGCACACTCTGACATAATCTGTGTAGAACCCGGTATTGGTTACGCAGGTGGTCATTGGGCACGTTGGAAAATATTTGAAAGTTATGCTATCTATCATGCCTTTTGTGGTATGCAAAATGTAGGAACCTGTCGCCAAGATTGGTATGAAACTGTGATTCCTAACTACTTTGACCCCAATGACTTTGATTATACCCCAGATCAAAAGGAAGACTACTTCTTGTATCTTGGGCGAGTATATGAGGGCAAAGGTGTACACGTAGCTATCCAAGTTGCTCAAGCCACTGGAATCAAATTAAAGATAGCTGGACAAGGCAGTCTTGAGAGCATGGGTTATGTTGAACCCATGGAGAACATCGAGTTTATTGGATACGCCGATATTGAAACTAGGCGGCAACTTATGGCGCGGGCACGAGCAGCATTTGTGCCTAGTATGTACATAGAACCATTTGGTGGCGTACAGATAGAAATGCTGATGTCAGGTACGCCTACTATCAGTACTGATTGGGGTAGTTTTGTGGAAAACAATCTACACGGGGTCACTGGCTACAGATGCAGAACATTTGACCAGTTCTGTTGGGCTGCTGAAAATGTAGACAGAATTGATCCTGCTGCCTGTAGGTCTTGGGCTGTTAAGAACTTTAGCTTAGATGCAGTAGCACCACAGTATGAAGAATTCTTTCAAAATGTGCTAGACGTATATGAGAGCAAGGGCTGGTACCAGCGTCATCAACGCCGTGACATGGATTTCCGTACCAAACACTACCCTTGACAGCGGTTGTGATTGGCGCTATACTAAGGGCACAGTAAACAAAAGGAGCCAACATGCGTTATCCCGACTACATGACCCTAGAAGATATTGCTGAATTTGAACTTGATATGGCTCGTTTTGATCTGGATCCTAGCATGGAATTTGACGAAATCAATCGTATTCTACGTGAGATTTACTTAGATGAATTGGCCGCAGAAAGTGAGATGTTGCAGTTTTACAACATTTAGTAGTGGTTGAACTAGTACTCAGATTTCACTATGACTTTGAAGATCAAGCACGACATCACGCACCTAGACATCTTAGGACAAAGTCTAAAAGTTGACGATTTTGTGGCCTATCCTAGTAGTTCGGGGCTAGGGCGCAATCAACTCAAAATTGGCAAGATTGTGGACTTTACTCCTAAAATGGTTAAAGTTGTACATTTACAACGGCGCAGTGTCTACGAAGCTCGAATTACAACTCGTTACCCTGCTGACTGCATAAGACTTGACGACGAGCTTATGACCATGTATATTCTTAAAAGTGACTTACAATAAGGATTGAGCATGAAAATTGTGCAAGAGACTACGCGGTGGACTGATAGTGTAGCTAATAATCTCTATCTTGTTACTGACAACATGGAGTATATTGTTGCATATGTGCCACAGGGGGCTACTTCAGCGCAAAGGTTTAAGAAGCCAATTCGCTGGGATTCACGTGGGCGTACATTCAAAATTCTCAAAGAGATAGCAGAAAATGATGCCAATTCTATCATAGTAGAGGGGTCAAAAGGGCAGAAGTATACCCTAACTCGTGCAAATGGCACTTGGTCATGCACTTGCCCGGGTTATGCTTACAGGGGGAACTGCCGCCATGTTGCCGAAAAAGTGTAGTATTTGTCGGCTACCCTATAGCCCTGACTGCGATTTTCGGCAGGGGCGATGCCCCTTGCATCCACCTTTGATTGATACCCAAATGTGGCTTAAAAACAACATTTTGCGGCAGATTTACAACACCTACAGTGGATTAAATTTGTCTATAGTAGAGATTGTGTTCCTAGCAGGAATAACCCTTTACTTGACTTGGGTATTGGTTTCAGCTATAATAATGAAATAGTAAACAACACGGAGCAACACAGATGAGCCAAGCTAATATTCGTATCAAAGCAGGTACCTATCGTAATTTTGATTGTGCTGGTCGTGTATTTGAGTTAGTCAAGCAGTATACCCCAGGTGTTAAAGGTGGCTTTGTTACTGTTAAGAATGGCGGTAACTTTCCTGGCTTTCCAGAAAATGTGCGTGTCAATGTTAATCATTTCACTGACTATGAGTTTGTTGGTGAGGCTCCCGCTGCCGTTGTTAGCGAAGTAGTGGCAGAAGCTCAAGCTATTAGTCAAACTGACGAAGAGCGTATTGCTGAGATCGCAGAACGCTTTGAGATTCTTAACGACATGAGCAAGGCCTGTATTGCAGGCGAAATTCGTGCTATGATCGTTAGTGGCCCTCCGGGAGTAGGCAAGAGCTTTACCGTTGAGCGTGAAGTTGAGAAGGCTCAACTGATTGACCAATTGGCAGGCAAGCGGCTTCGCGCAGAAGTTGTCAAAGGTAGTGCCACTCCAATTGGTCTGTATCAGACTCTGTACAAGTACTCAGACAAGAACTGTGTACTGGTGTTTGATGACTGCGACAGTATCTTGCTTGACGACGTGTCACTAAACTTGCTCAAAGGTGCCCTGGACTCTGGCAAGAAGCGTAAGATTTCTTGGTTGAGTGAGTCAAGTGCTCTGCGCCGCGAAGGCATTCCCGATAGCTTTGAGTTCCGTGGTTCTGTGATTTTTATTACTAACCTCAAGTTCGATGGTATGAAGTCACAAAAACTGCGTGACCATTTGGATGCGCTTCAAAGTCGTTGTCACTACTTAGATTTGACACTTGACACCATGCGTGACAAGCTATTGCGTATCCGCCAGATTGCTGGTACCGGCGACTTGTTTGCGGACTATGACTTTGAAAACGGTGAGGACCAAGAAGTTATTGCGTTCATGGAGCGTCATCAAAATCGTTTACGCGAGATGAGTTTGCGTATGGCAACTAAGATTGCAGATTTGCGTAAGAGCTTTCCTGCAAAGTGGCAAGCTCTTGCTCAGTCAACTTGCATGAAAATGGCATGAACGATTTAGCAAGACGTATTGCTCAACAAGCAGCCCGGGATACGGATTTGATGTATCCCGGGGATGCTTACCCAAGTGCCATCATTCGTAGACTTGTTGAAGACTATGTGTTAGAATTAAACAAGTTGAAATGGGTTGGTGAGGATGATGGGTGGAATCAAGCAGTCAAAGCTATTCAGGCGGACATTAAAAAACGGTTTTTGGGATGAGGACATGGGATTAGATCAATACGCTTATATTGCTGCTCGTAAACAGCAACGTGCCGACTATTGGGATGGTGTTGTGCCACGCAAAGACTACCAAGCAGGCGAACTACACTATGAGAACCCAAGTGTGCCAGAACCTGTAGAAATCGCATACTGGCGTAAACATCCTAACCTCCAAGGTTGGATGGAGCAGTTATTTTTTGACAAAGGCGGTAAGTGTGACACATTCAATGGTGTAGAAGTTGAACTCACCTGGGAAGACATAGATCGTTTAGAACAGGATGTTCGAGCTGGACGTTTACCGCCTACACAAGGTTTCTTCTTTGGCAGCAACAGCGACGAGCATTATAGAGAAACTGACTTAGAGTTTTGTCGTCGTGCCAAAGCAGAATTGTTCATGGGCTTAAAAGTATTTTATAATTCATCATGGTAACTGAAACCTTTTATATCAAACGTGGTCGTCGCTACGTTCCGGTACGTGAGTATGATGCTATGTTGCAAAATGCACTACCACATGGCAGTTATGTCACTGTGGTACGACCTGGCGCAAGTGTGCAAAGGTGGGCTGTTGACCCGGCATACGCTCCTATGATTGCAGCTGGCATTGTGGCTCGTGAAGCCATGAGTAAGGTAATGCTCGCAGCTAGTGAAGTAAGACTCAGCGGCGAGCGTAAGCCCATGACCCAAGAGCAGCGCGATGCATGGGAAAACCTGATAGCAGTATTTGGTCCAGCAGCTCGTCAATTAGAACATCCAAGTGTGATGGAAGTCACTCAAGCTGGTGTGGATGCTATGATAGCAGAAGCAGAACGCTTATTGACTCATCCCTCGGTGCGTTCAGCATATGAACATTTTATCACTGTGTCTAAACTAGTGGAGGACTATAATGAGCGGGTATAACCTTATACGCAAGATACGATACCTAGAGGAAGAATGCCATAAACTAGGTTTCCAGATTTGCCCTGCTCAATACCATATGAATGATTTTGGCGACGTCGTAGCACTCAAGGCCAGGGACGAGTGCCTGCCTATCTACAACAGAGATGCTGAATTGTTTGTGGGCACTCTTGAAGACCTGGAGCGTTGGATACAGGGTTTCCAGTTCGCTCGCAAGTACGACAGCATGGTCATGGGTAAGGCACACGATGCTCGTAGAGATCGCCGGGAGCAAGACTATAGGAATCGGCGATTGTTGAAACAGATTGAAACTGGCAAACTGGATCCAGGCGTCAAATTCGGTAGTCCCAACGGTGCTTGATGACTAGTCTTAAATACCTTCAACAGTTTGAGAGCATAAGCCATCAATTGGCTGCTCAAGGCATGCGTATGGAAACCAGACAGACATATGGTGCCTTTGCAAGTATGCCCAATGTGCAGGTCGTAGCAGTTTACCCTGCTGCAAATGGACTTCCGCATTATGCTAGAGACGCTGAACTGTTTATAGGAACCTTAGATGATCTACAGTTATGGTTAGCTGGTATACAATGGCTTACAACATACTATAGCATGATTGGTATTGACAATGGTACAAAGAGGCACAAAATCGAAGAAGCAGAAAGTGAACGCCAGTTACTTGAAAGTTTAAGAACAGGTGAACAACCAAGGAATCTGAAAAGATGACTAGTCAAGCCGAAGAACTGCTCCTGCGTGATGCCATGAACTTCTATGTGAGCATAACAGAAGTTTATGGTGCAGAGAAAGGCATAGAGATGTTCACTGATCTCTGTCAAAATGTCTGCCCGGAACTTGGCCAAAGAGTATTCTTCACGATGCTTCGAGGACAAACACGCGGTAGAGTCACTGTACGTGGTTTAGCTGATCCTCATGATCGGGTTGGTTGTGTGCGAGAAATACGACGCCTTACTGGCTGCGGGCTCAAAGAAGCCATGGACCAGCTCAAACAGCTTGCTCAAGGGCGTGAAGTTGTGTTAGAATTACAGGGTGGTGCTGAAGTTAGCACATATAGTTTTCAACAACTTGGATTTATTATTGCTTAGGAGTCGCTGTGAACTTTGCTAGATTTTGTGAATTAACTGGTCATAACTTAACTGAGGTTGCTCGCTTTCTATGGCCTTGCTATGGTGAGAACGCTTATAACTTCAGTTATTGGAATGAGGACCATGATGGGTTCAGTATCAATACCATTGTGCGTCTTGACGGTATGATCGTCGAAGTTGTTGAAGTGTGCGACTATGCCGGCAATCGTGCTTATCGTTGGTTCAACCCTGCGACTGGTGCTCGTGAAGCCTATATTAAAGCAGCACCAGCACATTGTGAGAACTATCGTCAAGCCTGGGATGCGGTTGACTTTGTTGAACTCGATGTCTTAGATGACTTCATTGCCAAAGCTGAAGCCATTCGTGATGGTAGAGATTATGACGAGCGTGTTACTATGCCCATTGATATCTCCGACGAGGACTTTGCTAGTATCGCTCGCATGGCACATGATCGTGACATCACCTTTAACCAAATGGTAGAACATATTCTGCGTGAACAGATTGATCGTGTTCGACGAGAAACAGCAGCCGTTTAATTATCGCGCTCCGGCCTCGCAGCCTTAGGTGCCCTCAGGGGCACTTTTTTTTGACTTGCAATCATAATTATTATATAATAGGCGTATGAAACAACTACCATACATTGAAGATTACATAGACATTCTAGGTGGCAACTTTCTTACATGGCCACCTAAAGATCCTGTTATTAAATTAGCTAGGTATGACGAACCTATCGTACAGAGCATGGCCGAACAAGTCAATAGAGGACTAGGATTCACAGATCGACAAAGTGTGCTAGCTCACAAAATTGTAGTAAAATATCGCAAGCAATGGGCCACGGCCGGTTATGATGTAAGTGAGCACATTGAGCGTGGCAGGTTCAAATTACCTATCAGATCGGTAGATAGAACAAAACGCATATCTATTGTTGATGGAGAAATTAGGATCAACTTTCCTTATGACCAAGAGCTTATAAGTCGTATGCGAGCCGATATTACCACGGTACCAGGTCGGTTACAATGGGATTCTAATAAACATAGTTGGGTGGCTAGTTTAATTGAACCTAGGATAATTTGGGCACGTGAATTTGGTATCAAGAATGGTTTTGAGTTCGCGCCAGAATTCACAGCAGTGTTAGAATCAATGCTGAACACCACAGACTACAGCATAGCATTAACTAGATCAGATCATGGATTCACTGTAACTAATGCCGAATCAAGTTTACTAGATTATCTCTATGAGCGGGTCGATGCTGATAATCTCATTGGTCTAATTGATCATTCGGCTATATTAGGTTATGAAGTTGATGCAGAATTGCGCGAACAAATTCTATCAGAACATTCTGACACCAAAGCCAAGTTACTACTTGAACGTCAAGTAAACATAGGATTTACTAAAGATATTCTTGATTTTGCAGATATTGTAGACTATGCAGAATCAACAAATCGCTGGCCTATATTTGTCTACGAGTCTGGCAGTAAAAAATTACACAAGCTAATTGCCCAACATTTTGCCTCTGAAGATATAATAAGTTCGGGGCATCATTTGCTCACACATGAGGACATAACCAGTGCTCGTGTTGTATATTTTACCAATTGGAAAAACCTGGATTATGACATGCCCTTATTAGTTACCATGCATACATTATTGATTGGGCACAGGCGTCAGCAGGTTGCGGCTCGTGCAGAAAAGATTGTATACTACACACAACTTGCAGAACCTGAAAATGCCTGAAGCCCTATTAGAAATTCGTGACGAAGTAAATGTACGCATACAAGGTCTAGACGTTAATCTTAGGCGTACTCTAACCAATCGATTCAAATATGAAATACCCGGTGCTAGGTATCTGCCAGCTGTAAGGCTAGGACGTTGGGATGGCAAGGTCAGCTACTTTAGTTTAGCTGGGGCTACCTATATCAACCTATTACCAGAAATCATACCCATATTAGATGAACACGGGTATGACATTGAAATCAACGATACAAGATCATATAAAACACGTTTTGATTTTGTTCAAGTGACTGAGAATCATTTCAGCCAACATCTTTGGCCCGAAGGACATCCACAGCAAGGACAACCAGTCGCTCTACGTGATTACCAAGTTGACATCATCAATAGGTTCTTGGCTAATCCACAATGTATCCAAGAAGTTGCCACAGGCGCAGGTAAGACTATTATGACCGCGGCACTGAGCGCCAGTGTCGAAGCATATGGGCGCACTATCGTCATAGTACCTAACAAGAGCTTGGTTACTCAAACCGAACGTGATTACAGAAACATCGGACTAGATGTTGGGGTATACTTTGGCGATCGTAAAGAACTAGGCCACCAACATACTATATGCACTTGGCAAAGTCTCAACGTGTTGCTTAAGAATACACAAAGTGGTGATACTGAAGTCACTATAGGTGAGTTCTTAGAGAATGTAGTTTGTGTGATTGTAGATGAAGTACACATGGCCAAGGCCGATGCACTAAAAACTCTATTAACTGGAGTAATGAGTTCGGTACCTATACGTTGGGGCTTGACTGGCACTGTGCCCAAAGAAGATTACAATAAGTTAGCCCTATTATGTACACTGGGGCCAGTGATAGGGCAACTTAGTGCTAGTGAGTTACAGGACCAGGGTGTATTGGCCCAATGCCATGTTAACATCATGCAGTTGATAGACCACAAAGAGTTTACTAACTATCAAAGTGAACTCAAATACCTACTAGAAAATGCAGATAGACTTGATTACATAGCCAGCGTGATAGAGCGTGTACGTGAGTCAGGCAATACTTTAATCCTAATAGATCGTGTAGCAGCAGGGCAGGCATTGGTATCTAGGATACGTGATGCAGTGTTTGTTTCAGGAGCTACCAAATCAGGTGATAGGCAGGAAGAATATGACGAAGTGGCAACGGCATCAGATAAAGTCATTGTCGCCACCTACGGTGTGGCGGCAGTTGGCATCAATATCCCTAGGATTTTTAATCTTGTGCTTATTGAGCCTGGTAAGAGTTTTGTACGTGTCATACAAAGCATTGGGCGCGGCATTAGAAAAGCGTCGGACAAAGACTTCGTACAAATCTGGGATATAACATCATCATGTAAGTTTGCCAAGCGGCATCTTACACAAAGAAAGAATTTTTATAGAGAGGCGAACTATCCATTTGACCTTGAGCGGGTGGATTACGTATAATAACAACATGAGCAGAATACTTAACCTAGAAACTAACCGAGCCTACAACCTTAATGAAATTCCTGACGAGGTTGAGGACTTACGTTTTTGTGTGCTAGATAACTCGGATCCCAAAGCACCAGATTATTTTTATATCCCACTAATCTTCTTAGAAAGTTTTAATTCACCAGCCCTAGTACTACGTATAGGTGAGCAGACTATAAAAATGCCAGTAGATTGGCAATTGCTGATTGGCGAGTCAGATCTAGGAGACTTAGAAGTAGTACCACTTACCAGTATAAACGATCGTGGATTCTCAGCATTTTGTTTTAATCCTATTCGAAGTTATAGACCAGAATTCCATCCAGTGGAAATTGTAGACATCTATCAAGACGTCAAATGGTATTTCCCTAAACTACGTAGTGGACAAATGTTAGCAGTGCCAATATCTGAAGATGAGGACAATCCCTTGTGTGCATTTTTTGTTAAAGATATTAGTCGTCTTAGTGAAGTAGTTGACTTTAGTCGAGCTTGGTAATGGCCAAGAAAGAACGTAAGTTATCATTGACACGTCAGTTTCGTGCCATGGATACTAAACAGCGTAAATTCTTACAGAGTTTGGACAGTGATGAGCGTAAAGAGTTCAGTCCATTCTTGTCTATGAAGTATTCGGCCAATGTAGAAGGTATACCAGATCTACAAGAATACTATCTTACTGCTGCTAATCAGCGAGTGAATCGACATTTCTTTTCATTAGGGCATCATCCGGAATTACAGTGGTTATTGTGTACCACAGTAAGTCCCGGAATGGGTACGCCTAATCACTATTGGCTTAGAGCCAAAGAAACCAAGTCTGCACAAGAACGTCGTGCTCGTCGTTTCTTAGAGACTATGTATCCTGATGCAAATGATCAGGAGATTGATTTACTCATGGAGCTGAACAGTCATGAGCAGTTGCGAGAACATGCTAGACTGTTAGGATGGGATGAACGTAGAATTAAAGATGAACTATGACTGTGCGGTGTCAGTATTGTCAACGCGAGTTCGTGCGTGAAAAGACCTTGACCAGTCACGTATGTGAACCTAAGCGTCGTTATCAGCAAGAGAATGAAATTGGAGTACAGTGGGGATTACAGGCATACCTAATATTTTATAGTACCACACAATCACCTAAAAGGCGTAATTATGCGGACTTCGTGGACAGTTCTTATTACACTGCTTTTGTGCGTTTTGGTCGCCATTGTCACAGCGTTCATTGCCCAAACCTTGACAATTACACCAGGTGGCTTTTGAAAACTAATCAACGTCTGGACTCTTGGACATCAGACCAACTCTATACCGAATGGTTAATTGAGTTCAGTAGAAAAGAAAATGTCAGAGATGCCCTAGAACGCAGTATACAGACCATGATAGATTATGCACATGAACATCCTGAATATCGCAATGGGTATCAGGACTACTTTAGACTAGTTAATGAAAATCGTATATGTTATCATATCATGACTGGTAGAGTAAGTCCCTGGGCTGTGTATCAATCTGATTCAGGGCAAGAGTTTTTGTCTAAGTTAAACGATGATCAAGCAGGTTCTATCATGACCATGATTGATCCTGCCTACTGGCAAGCTAAGTTTAGGGACTCTGCGGAGGATGTGGACTTTGTTAAATCAGTATTATCAACAGCCGGATTATGAAATTTCAAAGTGATATTGACATCGATTTTGCTGATAGGCAGCAGATACTAGCAGTAATTCAGCATCGAGTAGCCACCAATCGCAATCATGCAGCACATAATACTGGTGTATACGTAACGGATATTCCTGTGGATCCTGCCACAGGGCGTGCCAGCTTGGACTATGAAACTGCTGAACAGCGTGGTTATATCAAGCTAGACTTTCTTAATGTATCGGTGTATAATGAAGTGGGCACAGAATCTAGGCTACTTGAACTCATGCAGCGCGAACCACCTTGGCATAGACTACTTGAAAAGTCATTCTGTGAGCAGTTAATTCATATTGGTAACCACCATGACAGTATAGTACGGTTACCTGAGCCCATAGATGACATAGTTAAATTAGCTATGTTTTTGGCCATGATTAGGCCAGGCAAGCGTGAATTATTAGGGCGTACCTGGCATGATGTAGGAAAAACTATCTGGGACCGGCCCAGTGAAGGTTATTATTTTAAGAAGGCACATGCTATCAGTTACGCACATTTAGTAGCAGTGCATATGAATTTATTAGACTCCAGGTCTGCGGACTAGGGTAATTGATCTACGTTTGCTGCGTTTAGCAGCAATTTCTTTTAGGCTGATGTTAGGGCCTATCACTATTTTTACGTCCTTGCTGTTCATGGTCTTGATACAGTAACGGAATTCTGTCCAATCAGTTTTGAGAAAAACATTGATTGGAACCATTCGGTTTGACTCCCACCACCATTGCTCGCCTAGGCTAAGGAACTTGGCCTTTTGGTCTGCATTGCGTAAGCTACCAAAATCATAGATGGTTGTGATTTGATCATCGGAATTTTGAATAATTCCTATGTATTCATCGCCGCCGTATCTTAGGTACGTGATAAAAGGGTATGTTTTTAAGAGCTCTTTAATTTCTTCCACGTTTCGGTAAATAGTAAAATAATGATCACAATCCAAACATATTTATATCCAGTTCGAGTAGTGGCCGAATTTTGGGACCCTACAATTTTTACTACGAGGAACCGTGAAGTGTACGCTCATCCAATTGTTATATACCAAGGCATAGATAATCCAATTCAAGTACGTGTACGCAATCAGGATCAAAAGTCAGTAGACATGACCGGGCGTGTCATGCAGGTTGATATACAAAATCCTGACAATCAATGGACTGAACATAGTTTTGGTGTGGCATTTACCAATAGACAACGTGGTTGGGGCACATTTGTCATACCTAAAAGTATTGTAGATGGGCTTAAACAACGCACTTATAAGTTGACATTTAGAGCTATAAATGAAAGTACTAACGCAGAACAACCCATGTTCATTGACGATAACTGTGGTGTTCCTTTAGATTTGATAGTAAAACCTGCATATTATTCTGATATGCCACCACAAGAAACTGAAACATCAGACTTTTTAACCATTGACGGCGGAACCACACCATGACATTAGATGCACAATCACTTAATCTTAATGCTAGACAAATTCTACTAAAACGTCTAAGCACTGCTCAAGCCTTAGCCTATACAGGGCCCTTGGGCGAAGTTGTCATTGACACTAATCTAAAATTGCTGCGTATTCAAGACGGTGTTACTCCTGGTGGTGTGCTCATGGCTACGTCGGCAAATATTGCACATCTGCAAAGTCAAATCAATAGTATTTTGAATAACATAGATCCTGCTGCACTAGACAGTTTAAGCGAAGTAGTAGCCAATGTTAATGCCTTGTTGGCAAACAATATTGAGTCACAGTTAGTTAACTCGGGATTTTATGCTAATCTCAGTAACACTGGTAACCTTACTATCGATGGTAGTCTATTACCCAAGACACACTTAGCGCAAGATTTGGGATCTCCTACCCTAGCTTGGCGTGATTTGTATATTAGTAATGCTACCGCATATTTTGGTAATGCCGCAGTCACAGTAACTAGCAATGGTCTTACAGTCAGCATGGCTGGTAATGTACTACCTGTTATTGCCAATGTAAGATTTCCCGACGGATCGGTCCAGCGTACCGCAGTTGACATGGCAGTATTGGCCAATATCTATACATTGTTAACGCCTAATGTTAGTGCTAATCTTACTACCATACACACAGATGTTACTAATGCTATCAGTTACTTTGGTAATTTAACAGATGCGGCTGTATCCACTCTTCAAGCTAATTTGCAAGCGCAGATTAATTACATTAAAAATAATACTGATCCTGCTACTCTTGATAGTTTGACTGAAATTGTAGCATCATTTCAAAACATAGACGCTAATATAGTATCTAATATAGCCACATTGACTAACACTGTGGCTAATCTTGTTGCTACACAGAATAGATTAACGAGTGGAAATGCACAAGTCATTCTCAATACAAGTGGACCGGAACCTTATGTGTTATTTCCTGCTGCTAGTACTGGTGGGCAGGTACAGATTTCTGAAGCCGAGTTATCAAGTATAGCAGGCAATTTAGCTCTTACATCTGCCCAAGATGCTTTTGTAATTAGCAATGGTGATGGTTCGGTGCCCGGTGGGTCAAAACTCTGGAAGTTTGATAGAACAGGGAATTTAGTTTTACCGCAGACTGCTATGAATGTTAGTCCAGCACCGATAAGTTTACCGGGTATAACATTTACTGATAGTACATTTCAGACCACAGCTTATGTTGGCTCTGCAGACAAGGTTGATATAACCAACACTAATGGTCTTACTACTACCTACTATCCAACTTTTGTGGAAAGTAGAACCAATGGGCAGTACATGCGAGCCGATGTTGATCTGACCTATCGTACTGACGATAATTTATTACGGTCGGGGAACATTCAAGTTGGTAGAAACATATATGGATCTGCTCTTGGTGGTATCAGTAATGCTATTCAGCTAAGACCTAACATAGACATAGATAAAAGGTTTTTATTCACTGTTGACTCTAGTGGTGGCAACTATATCCGTTCCGGCATGGAAATGCCCATGGCAGAAGTCGATAAAGCAGTAACCTTAGCGTTCCCACATGATAACAGCACTGCGGGTTATATATTCAACCAAGGTACAGACACAAATGGCACAGAATGGAACGATGCCTTAGTTATTTTCCAGAATGGCGGCAATGTCAAGATTGGTACAATAACCGGAGTTAATGGTAATAAAGTTTGGGAATTTAACCAGACTGGTAATTTAATACTACCGCAGACTAATATGAACGCTAGCCCGGCACCTGTTAGTTTACCAGGAATTACATGGACTGACGGCACTTTCCAAACCGGTCGTACTATTAAGGTCCCGCAAAATCAAAATTTCAGAATTGAAACCAATGTTCCGGTAGGCGGGGTAGGCAACGTTGAAATTAATCAAACTAGAATAAAAACTAGTGGTTTAGGGTTCCTTGTAGAAGTAGGCAATGGAAATTATTATTACTTTAATGGCCAAGTAAAAAGATTCTCCCATAGCGAGTCCAATGGATATATTGCTTTTGGAACAGAAACTCGTGATCAAACCGGACATTTTAATGACATAGAAATTAAGAGTTATGGCGATGGTACCAATGGAAATGTTTACATTACCGCAGGCACTAACCCTACTTCAACTCGTTGGGCGTTTCAACAATCAGGAACAATAAGATTCCCGGATACTACTATACAAGAAACAGCATATATCGCAACATCTGAGCAAAAGTTTGATATAAAGGCAATATCATTTGCAGCCGCATCAAATACAAGATATGGTGTGAATACTGCTTCTGGAGCTGTAACAGCTACATTGCCTGCCAGTCCTAGTTTAGGTGATGCAGTATTTTTTGCGGATGCAGGCGGTGCTATGTCTACTAACGCATTAACTGTGGCTAGAAATGGTAATACAATTATGGGATCTGCTGCCGACATTGTTGTTAATACTAATGGCGACAGTTTAGGATTATTTTGGAACGGGACTACTTGGAGACTATACGAATGAGTGATGAATCAATAATTTATGCTAAAGACTATTTCCTTCGACATCACGGGGCTATAGAGGAACCTGTGCCGGGTCCACAAGGAGAGCCAGGCCCAAAAGGAGATAAAGGAGACGCAGGTAATCAAGGGCCACAAGGAGAATCCGGTGCTGTTGGCCCACAAGGCCCACAAGGTGAGATTGGTGCCACTGGTGCCACTGGTGCAGCTGGTATCAGTGTAACTGCTGCGGTAGTAACTAATGGTAACTTAATTATTACACGATCAGACGGTTCTACAATTAACGCTGGTCGAGTTACTGCTAATACCGCGTCTACATCAACCAGCACGGTGACCATGGTAGGCTCAGCACCGAACCCATTTGCTCCAGTTATAGTCTCAGCGCCTCCGGGCTACAAGGCTGCTAACATTGATGACGGTGTTGAACTATCACTAGACACACTAGCTGTACAATTAGCCCCTAGTGGTAATCGTAGTCTACAGTTTAGAGTGACTTCGGGTACACTAACAGTAAACATTACAGGCCAGATCTACTGGGCTAAAGGTGACTATAGTGGTAATTGGGATGCTAGATATTGGAATGGTAATACCCTAAATACCACCTGGCAACAACCATTCGGCTGGAGTTTTCCTTGGCAAGGTGATACGGCCATTTACAATGTGCAAGACGTTACCAATCGCAGATTTTACAGAATCACGCTCAGCATTGGCGGCGGCTTCAAAAAGAACACTATCATTATGGAAAGAATGGTATAAGCACTGAGTTGTATTCGTAGTCAACATCATGTATAATAGTAAAGATGTTGACTGCTGTTCAAGACGCTGTATTACAACTACTGCCTTCTAAACGACGCCGCAGCCCTAGTGGTTGGCTGAGTTTCAACGCAGTATGTTGCCACCATCGCGGTGAAAGCCCAGACAATCGTGGTCGTGGCGGTTTAATGACCGGTGCAGATGGCAGTATAAGTTATCACTGTTTTAATTGCCAATTTAAGATATCTTATCGCCCGGGTTGGCATTTAGGATATCGATTTCGTCGTTGGCTCAGTTGGTTGGGCGCAGATGAAAATCTTGTACGCCGACTAGTAATCGAAGCAGTGCGTGTTCGCGACATAGTAGGTGAACCCGAAGCGACACCAGACACAATTGAAGTTAAATTTGCACCACGTAGTTTACCAGATGATGTTAGATTAGTAGATGAAGATCCAGTAGCTCTAGCCTACTGTCGATCTAGAGCTATTGATTTGAATCGATATCCATTGTTAGTAAGTCAACGGCGTGACCATAATTTGAACAGGCGTGTGATTGTACCATTTACCTGGCGTGGCGAACTAATTGGCTATTCAGCTAGAACCTGGGAACCCAATATCAAGCCCAAGTACCATAGTCAGTATGAAGCTAACTATGTATACAACATGGACCAGCAACCGGCGGATGCCAAATTTGTATGTGTAGTAGAAGGTCCGTTTGATGCCATGAGCATAGATGGTGTTGCTGTATTAAGCAATGAATGTTCCGAGCAGCAGGCTGATATTATTGACACCTTAAACAGAGAAATTATCCTAGTACCAGATCGTGATCGTGCCGGAGCTAGACTGATTGATGCAGCCATTGCATATGGTTGGACTGTGAGTTTTCCCATCTGGCATGAGACTTGCAAAGATGTGAACGAAGCTGTAGTAAAATATGGAAGATTGTTTGTATTGAAATCTATACTAGATGCAAGGGAATCTGGAAAATTGAAAATCGAACTAATGCGTAGAAGGCTATATAGCTAGTATGAACAAATACTCAGTAGACCTACAGAAGTTGTTTCTTGAGATCATGCTCACTGACGCACAGAGTTTTGTGCGAGTTCAAAACATTTACAACGCTGAAAACTTTGATCGTACTATTCGAGATGCTGCTAAGTTTCTTACAGAACATTCAGCCAAGCATGGAGTTCTTCCTAGCACTGAACAAATTAATGCAGTTGCCGGTGTACAATTAAAGATAGTGCCCGAGCTAGATCAAGGGCATCTAGATTGGTTCTTGGAAGAATTTGAAAGTTTTACACGTAGACAAGAACTAGAACGTGCCATTCTTAAGTCTGCAGACTTGATCGAAAAAGGCGACTATGATCCAGTAGAAAAGCTAGTTAAAGATGCAGTACAAATTAGCTTGACCAAAGACCTAGGTACAGATTATTGGGCCGACCCTGCTGGTCGTATTAACCGATACTTTAACTCTGGTGGACAAGTAAGCACAGGTTGGCCACAACTAGACAAGATCATGTATGGTGGTTTTAGTCGTGGTGAACTCAATATCTTTGCTGGTGGCTCGGGTTCTGGTAAGAGCTTGGTCATGATGAATATTGCCTTAAATTGGCTACAGCAGGGCTTACACGGCGTTTATATTACCTTAGAACTCAGCGAAGAACTAACTAGTTTGCGTACAGATGCTATGTTAAATGACATGAGCACTAAGGAAATTCGTAAAAGCATTGACGATACTGCCTTGAAAGTTAGAGTAGCTAGTAAACGAGCCGGTAGCTATCGTATCAAATACTTACCAGCACAGAGTACTATCAACGACATACGCAGTTATTTGAAAGAGTATCAAATTCAAACCGGTACTCGTGTAGACTTTGTCATGATTGATTACTTAGACTTGTTGATGCCAGTGTCGGCCAAGGTATCGCCCAACGATTTGTTTGTCAAAGACAAGTATGTCAGTGAAGAACTACGTAACCTAAGTAAGGAATTAGGCATGCTTATGATCACTGCATCGCAGTTGAATCGGTCGGCTGTAGAAGAAGTAGAGTTTGATCATAGTCATATTTCAGGTGGTATCAGTAAAATTAACACAGCAGATAATGTGTTTGGTATTTTCACCAGTAGAGCCATGCGTGAACGTGGCAAGTATCAAATACAGTGCATGAAGTCACGTAGCAGTACTGGTGTAGGCATGAAGATCGACTTAGATTACAACGTAGAAACCATGCGTATTGTGGATCCTGGGATTACTGATTCTGGTGAAAGCCAATATAAAAGCACAGCAGCCAGTACACTAGAAAGAATCAAAACTGGATCTACAGTGCGCGAGACACAAGAATCTGCACCAGTTAAGGGAACTAGTGTTGACACAAACCGCTTAAAACAGATGTTAGCGGGCTTAAAGTCCTCCCAATAATAAATAATTAACCGGGAGAAAATGTTGCAAAAGCGTACTCGTAGTTTATTGGCCGAACTTGATTCATTGCGTATACAAAAAGATCGTGAAAGTTTTGTAGAGAGTCGTGCCACTAATGTTATCCAAGGCGCCATAAACCTATTGCAATTCATTAGGGAAAACTATGATCCCGAAACCGCAGGCGAACTAGAGCGTAGATTAGTCAACAGCATACGTTCTGGTGATTCGAGCAAATTCGCTAGGGGTATACGAAAGGTTAAAACATGAGCACAGAACTAATGCGTCGTTATTTAGATATTCTAAACGAACAAATTGGTATAAGCACACAAGTTGACATTGCAAAAGATCTAGGTAATGGATTCTATCTAGCCAGTTTCAAGGACACTAAGGAACAAGGTGTACTTGATAAAGAGGGTGAGAAGTTTATTACATATAAGAACGGGCAATTTACATCACACCAAGTCAGAGGAAATCAAATTAGTTCGCAGTCCCCTATTCAGTTAGGACCAATGACTCGGGCTGCGTTTGAAAAATCAGGCATTCATATGTTACAAGGTCCTGGAATAAATCCAGGAAATCGCCCAAGCCCAGCTGATACTTTTGCACAGCCAAATTTTAATGACCCTAGTTCCGCTTTTTCTCCTAAGCCTAAGTAATTTTGGCATTTGGATAAATAAAATTATACGCGAAAGCGTTTTAACATATTGAGAGGAAAATAAAATGGCAGTTTTTGAAAGAACAAGGGGTAATGAGCGCAGTGGTCCAGTTGGTGAGTTTGTAGGTCGTGAGCTACAATTCGTAACTTACACAGCCAATGCAGCTATTGGTGCAAGCGGTGTTGATAGTGCTCTAGAAAGAATCGTTCGTTCAGCACAGACATTTGGTACAGTTACTATTGTTGGTACACCAAGTTCGGCCACAGTTACATTGGTCATGGAAGGTATCAGCAACATCGGTACCGCTGCTGCACTAAGCACAGCAGCCAATGCTTCATTGGTTGGTGCAATGCGTACAATCAGTAGCGTAACAATCGCTGCTGGTATCAGTGGCAGCACATTTGCCTAATTAGTTACTAAACTAATTACAAGCCCGCTCATAGCGGGCTTTTTCTTGGGCAAAAATCCTGTCAAGGCTTAAATATACTTAATGGCCGACTTTAGTCTAGGCCTACCTCTTACAGGAAAATTAAATAAAATGGCAGCTTCTGATATTGAAAAGCAGAATTTAGAGGCGCACGTCGAATTATGTGCGGAACGTTATTCAGCCTTGAACATGAAGTTAGACAATCTAGAACAGAAAGTAACCGGAATGGAGTCAGTGATTATTAATATACGTGATAGTTTAGCCGAAGCCAATGACAAACACAATCGTCAACTAATCACGATTGGAACAAGTTTAATCGTGGTCTTAATCGGCGCCATAATTACTTTAGTAACTACATTAAACAAATGAAAATAGTAGAAATCATGGGCGGTATACGCCTGCCCATAACTAATGAAGAAGTAGATTTATTAAATCACTTTCAAGATAGAGACAGTGTCAGCAAGGCCGGTCTCACCGAACGTGAACAAGTCATAGCTAATCAATTAGTCGTTAAAAGCGTGTTATATCGTAGACACCAAGATGGACGAATCGAATATTATAAACAAACAGGTTATCGAGAAAGCAGTTGAT